TCGGCGATGTTATTCGCCACGAGGGTGGGAGGAATCGGAACGTTGACCGTGTCGCCGGCCTGGGCGAGCACGGGCTCATAGTCCCGGTTCACCAGGTTGCCGAAGACCAGGTTGCTGACGAGCGGCGCCAGGGCTTCCGAGGCGACCAGTTTGACGATGGCTTGCGCCACATTGGTGCTAGTGATGGCGGACATGGGGTGCTAAGAACTCCTTTTGGGGAAATCGAATGTGTGAGAGCTGCTACTGCGGGGCGCCGGCGAAAGCTTCTTTCGCCACCTGCTGAATGTGATTGAAGAGCGCGGCCTTCTCTTCCGGCTTCATGGCTGCGAGTTTGGCTGGAGTGATGTCCTCCATCTGCGGCCCGGCGTTGACGCCGGGGGCGTTGGGCCTGCCCGCGCGGGCGCCCGCTCCGCCCGAGCCTTGCGCCTGGAGCAGATAGGGAGCCTGGTTGGCCTGTTCCTTGATGAACTCGTCGTACATGACCGGTCCGGCTTTGCTTTCGGCGACCAGGTTGCCGTCCGCGTCGCGTTTGATCTGGCCGATGACGCCGTTGAAGAACAGCGTGCGCGCGGCCTCGTCGCGGAACGGAATGTCGGCCATGGCGCTCTTCACCGAAGCGGTGCGCTCGGTTTCGAGGCGCTGCGTTTTCTCGCTCTCCCGCTCCTGCGTGAGTTGCTTGGTCTGATCGGTTAAGGTCTTGATCTGACGCTGGAGCTGCTGGAGCTGCGTGTTCGTCGCCGGATCCAGCGCCTTGGGATCCTTGGGAGGATCGGCCGGGTCGGCAGGATCGGCAGGATCGGCCGCATCTTTCGCTGGAGGCTTCACGGTGAATTCCTTCACCTGTTTCGCCACCCCGTTGATCTCCTTGCGGAAATCGGCGAGGGTGGTTTTCACATCGGCCATGAAGGCGGCCAGGTCGGGCGCTGCTGGCGGATCCTTCGGATCCGTCGCCGGGTCTTTAACGGGCATGTTTCTCTTTTCTTGGGAACCCCGTGCGATGAAGCCCCACGGCGGGCTGCGATTGAACCCCGCGATTTAGGAGGCCCGCGGCGGCCAGGAGTCGAACCCCGTGTCGGCTGCCAGCTTGGGTCGCTGGCCGTCGTCAACGCCCACGGCGGCGTTTTACTGCGGAACTGTTTAGCTGTTTAGCTGTTTAGTCGCCGTCTTCCAGCCGCGAGCCGATGTAGCCCGCCTCTGTGAGCTTCTTGATCAGCGCGCGCTCGCGCTCGATCGTGACGGCCTGATATTCGAGCGCCTTGATGGCGTGCTCGTAGACATCGGGGGTATAGTCGGCGCGCGCATCCCAGGCGGCCTTGCGAAATCCGGTCAAGCTGTCGAGCGCGGCGTACACTAGTGTCTCGGCCCGTTCGAGCAGCGCGTCGACATTGTCGGCTCCCGCGGTTTCACCGGCGTCGTATTCGGGATCCACGCTGAAATAAAGCAGGCGATCGACGAATTGCCGGAGATACTTTTCCGAGCCCTGGTACCACTTCTTTACGCACTTGGCGAGCCACTTCAGGCCCATCGCCTTCAACTGCTGCACGTCGACCTGGTACTGGCCGGCCAGGTGCGCCATGACCTGGCAGGAGGTCTGCAGATTGTCGACGACGGTTTGGTTCGGAGCTTCCATGCTTGCCTTTCCTTTTTTGGGAACTATCACCTTGACTCCCTTCGCCTTTTCTACAACTATTTGCGGGAGTCATCTACTTTTCTCTTGTACTCAGTGAGGGAATCATGTACTATACATACATGGAGACCAACACAATGACCACGAAGCAGACGACCAAGAGAGAGGTTAGAATCGGCTATTGTCTGGATGACGCCACAAAGGTATTCTGGCGCGCCTACGCGATAGAAGGCAGCGAGAGAGTCGGCAGTATTATCGACCAAAACACCACTGTCGGCGAATTGGCCGCAAAAAGAAATTACGAGAGCTTACTGGCCTCGTTCCGGTCGGACAAGCGATTTGCCGTCAAAGACGAGGGACGGAGCTAGATGTCTCCTTCGACAATCAGCACCTTCCAACTTTTCGAGATGTTCCCCGATGAAGACGCCGCGCGTAAGTACCTTGAGGATCGGCTCTGGACGAGCGGTCCGGTTTGTCCGACTTGCAAAGGTCAGGATCGTCTCACGACCCGCAAGAAGGGCTTTCATCGCTGCAACGCCTGCCAACTTGATTTCACGATCCGAACTGGGACGATCTTCGGACGGTCACACATCCCATTGCATAAGTGGGTCCATGCGATGTATCTGCTGGTGACCGCGCGAAAGGGAATTTCTTCCCTTCAGCTCGCCAAGCAGATCGGCATCAGCCAGCACGCCGCATGGTTCATGCTTCAGCGGTTGCGGGAAGCCTGCAGCACGCCCGATAGCCAAGACAAGTTGAGAGGCGTTATCGAGATTGACGAAGCATTCTTTGGCGGCAAAGAGGCCAACAAACACGAGCGTAAGAAACTCCACGCCGGACGAGTCGGCAAGCGCATTACCTACAAGCAGGTGACCGCGTGAGGTACGATGCGCCCACGACCCGCGAGGAACGGCTGAAGAACGTCCCGGATAGTTCCCCCTTTTTTAGGGGAATTATATACATGACTACCTCGGAGCTTAAATGACGGAGGTTTGGAGTTGCGGCGGCGGAACCCAGTCGGGCGCGATGGCCACGCTCATCAGCCTCGGCAAATTGCCACGGCCAGATTTCGCGTTCATGACCGATACCGGGCGTGAGCGATCTAGCACTTGGCCGTTTGTGGACGGATTTATCCGGCCCGCGCTGGCCAAGGTCGATTTGGAGTTGACCGTCATTCAAGCGTCGGAGTTTGCGCGACTTGATATTTATTGGAACGATACCGTTTTGCTCCCAGGCTACACCAACATCAGTGGCGACGTTGGGAAGCTTAGCCCTTTCTGTTCGGGGAAGTGGAAACGGGACGTTGCAGAGCGTTGGATGCGCTCCGTTGGGATTCAGACCGCTCGTAACTGGCTCGGAATTTCCCGCGACGAAGCGCGTAGGATTCGCGCGCAGCACCGGCCTTGGCTTGAACTTTGGTATCCGCTCATCTTCGAGGTTCCAATGCGCCGCGAAGAGTGCGAGCAGTTGATCCGGAATCAGGGGTGGACCGGGCATATCCCGCATTCAGCTTGCTTTATGTGCCCCAACTTGTCCGACGCCGAGTGGATCGACATGAAGATGAATTGGCCGGTGGACTTCGCGGCGGCCTGCGAACTGGAAGCGGAGACGCGGCTCAAAGATCCGCACTTCTTTTTACATCCGGCCTGCATTCCATTGGCGGATGTTGATTTTATGGCGCAAGCAACCATGTTTTCGGAACGCGGCTGCACTACGGGGTGCTTCACATGAGACGAGGTAGTCATGTATATAATTCCCTTTTTTAGCGGCGCTCGGTCAGGCGCACGCGTTCGAGCGAGAAGCGGCGCGCGAAATCCTCGGGCATGAAGCGTTCCTCGGGGATGCAGACCAGCATCGCGCTCACGATCTTGCCGAACACGTTGATCCGGTTGCCGGCGAAGTTCGCCGGATTAAACAGCGGCGCGAAGTGCTGGTAGATCCGATAGCCGCGCGCGTGTACCCACGGAATCAGATCGGGGTAGCACTCCGGCTTGTCGTACTCGACGTAGAGGAACGGCCGCGCCTTCGCGATGGTGCGCTCGGCACCTTCAAGTATTTCGAGTTCCTGGCCGTCGACGTCGACCTTGATCAGCGCCGGCGCGACGCCCAGCTCATCGATGTTTTGCTGCGCGACCAGTTCGGTATCGCCCGTCACCTTCCAGCCAGGCGCGCTCACCTTGTCGGTCTCGGCCGAGGGAACCTCCACCAGTTCTCGCGAGCGGCCGTTACCAAGAACGCGTCGGATGGCCGTGACGTTAGCGCGGTTCGCGGTGTTCCAATCGAGCAGCCGCGAATAGGCGAGCTGTGGCTCGAAGGCCAGTACCGCGCCGTCTGGTCCGACCATGTCGGAGATCGCCACCGTCAGTGCCCCGATGTTCGCGCCCGCCTCGATCACGGTATCGCGCGGCTTCAGGAGCGCGCGGAGCAGCGCCGCCTCCGATTCCGAGTACTCGCCGTAGAGCGCAAGCGAGCGGCCGATATAGTGGTCGCTGCGGTGGAACGTCATCCGGCCGTACCGGGTGTTGGCGGCGACCAGCGGCGGCACCGGATCCGGTTTCGGCTCGGGTTCGGCCTGGTGGCGATCACGCGCGTTGGTAAGCGCGAGCCTCACCCAATCGATTACGGTCGCCCAGTCGCCCGATTCCTTTTGGCGGAATAGCTGCGCCGATCCGTAGAGCGGCGAGCTCATTCCGGTTTCGCCCCAGGCCCAGTAAGGTTTCGCCTGCAGCATCACCCACACCGGTTTCCCGAGCGCGCCGGCGAGATGCGCCGGCATGGTGCAGGTCGTGATCACGAGATCCAAGCGCTCGATCGCGGCCGCGAGATCCGCGACGTCGTGCGTGTGCTCGGCCAGGTTCGGGACCTTGGAGTCCGCGGCTTGCTCGGCCGGAACGCCCGCCTGCAGCAGATAGAAGTCGACGCCAGGTACGTCCAGAATCGGCGCGATCTGCGAGAAGTGCAGCGAGCGGCCGGCGTCCCGGGCATATTTCGGATTGCCGGCCCAGCAGACGCCCACCTTCAGCCGTCCGTTTTCCGGGACCCGCGCTTTCCAGCGGCCGTCGTCGGGTGCCTTCAAGTACCGCCCAAGGCTCGCGACGTCGTAGGTGCAGCAGTATTGCGGCAGCGAGGCCAGCTCTATCCAGTAATCGAAGCTGATCGGGTCCGCTTCGGCGTTGGATGTGATTACCCGGTCCGCCATTCTTGCGTCAAACAGCGTGGCCATGTCGCAGCACTTCGCAAAGAGTACGACCTTCGCGACATTAAACTGCGGATGCCACAGGCAGCGCGAGAACATGATCTGGTCGCCCAGACCCTGGTCGGCCACCACCAGAATTGTCTTACCGTCCAGCGGCTCGCCCTTCCACTCGGGCAGCTCGTCGAGCTTGGCCGCGAGATCCAGGCGCGCCGGCCGGTGTTCGTAATCCCGCCAGCCGTTCTCGAAGTCGCCGCGCGCGAGTTCAATCTCCGATCGCGCGAAGAGCAGCTCGTGGCATTTCGGGTCGATGATCAGCGCCGCTTCGATGGTTTCGAGCGCGTCGTCGTGCCGGTCCAGCCGCAGTTCAATGGCGGTCATCTGGATGAACGCCGGAATAAAGCAGCGATCCAGTTCCAAGGCCTGGTGGCAGAGAGCTAGTGCCTCGTCGGTCTCGCCCAACTCCGTGGCCGCATGCGCCGCGTTCACGCAGAAGGCCGCGCGCGGCTCGGCGGCAAGGGCGAGACGAAAGGCATTGTAAGCCTCTCGCCAGCGCTTCCGTTCCAGGTGTATCCGGCCGAGCGCATTCCAGGCGCGGGCATTCTCGGGTTCGAGGTCGAGCGCCCAGCGGTAGCAGCGCTCCGCGTTGTCGTCCTGGGGCTTTTTCGAGGCAACCAGCACCAAGAAGTCGGAGATCTCGCCCGCGCGCCGGTAGTCGGGCATCTGCAAACGTGCGCTCGAAAGTCCGGCGCGAAGCGGTTCGATGATGGTCGACACTAAGCCGCCGCGTCTCCTTCGGCGGTCAGGACACCCTTGGCGGTGCTGCGCTGAAACTGGGTTTGGAACATCTGCTGTTGAGCCTGCTCTGCGGCATCCTTCGCCTCGGCGCGCGATGGCGCCGCTTCGATTTCCGCGACCACCTTGTTCTTGGTGGCGTCGTTGGCGTCGTCGAGAAGGGAAAGCGCCACGCGCTTGTCGAGCTCGACTTCCAACGTTTTCGATTTGTCGGTGAGGCCCAGGTCGATCACGGCCTGGGACGTCTGAATGTCCTGGAGCGCCGGGCGCGATTCGAAGCGGAAGCCCTGTACATCCGGGTCCGGGCTCGTATCGCCGCGCGCGTCGCGGACGTCGATCAGCACCCGCTGCATTCCGGTGCGCAGGTAATCGCCCAGGCCGTTGGCGATGTCGGCGGCGGGCGCCATATCTAGCTCCTTCGAGTATCCGGAGCTGCCGGCGGCCGAGGCCGACGAATCCCGCCCCTGCGCCTGCAGGTAAAACGAGCGGTAGACTTCCTGGCGCAACGTGTCGACGCGCTGCTGCGAGATTGCGAAGCTCTTGCCCTCGGGTTCGGTCCAGGAAAACTTCGCCTTCGGATCCGACAGATGCAGGAAGCCGGCTTCCGACAGCGTGATGGTCTTCATGTCGGGCTGCCCGATGATCAGGGGCATCGCGAGGTTGGCCATGAAGAGCGCCCACATCAGCGTGTTCTCGCTGTTCAGGTGATCGATCAGTTCGAGGTAAGCCCGGTTCGCGAGCCACAGCGTCGCCGGCACTTCCACCTTACGGATCGGCACCCGCTTTAGTTTCGAGAGCGCGTGGGGTCCGGTTCCGGCTAGGTCGGCCGACACGGGGTCCTGGCCGAGCGGCTGGCCGTTCGCGTCGTACAGCTTGTACGTGCCGTCGGCGTCCTGCTTCAGCTCGCCGCGCATCTGATATTCGTAATAGTTCTCGCGGTCGAAGATGTACCAGGTGTGCAGCGTCGACGGCAGGCCGTCCCACGTCTCCTGGTCCTGGATCACGGTCTTGATCACCACCCAGGTGAGGTTGCCGTAAGAATCCTGCGACCAATTCTGCACCTGCACCGGCATGTAGCCGCACAGGTAGGGGCGATCGAGGCCGGCCGCTTGCTCGTCCGCGCGGCTGGCCGGCGGTGTCGAGGCGCGCGGCTTGTCGATCAGCACGTAAGCCGAGCGATAGAGGATCATCGACAGCAGGACGCCGCGGAAGAAGTCGATGTAGCCGGTGCCGGCGTTGTCCGAATCCGCGAGGAAGTCGCTATAAAACGCGTCGGCGTTTTTCGCGTCGATGGTCGGGTTCCGCTGGAACATCTTGGTGATGTACCAGCCGGTGACGTTGCCCAGGATGTTTTTGTAGGTGAAGCGCCGCATGCGCTCCTGGTAAACGTCGAACAGTTCCTTCGGCCGCTTGATCAGGAACGCCTCGGCCTTGTTCTTTAGCCGGACGCCGCCTTCGTGCAGCAGATCGAGCTTCTCCCACATGTCGTGGTAGAGAAGCCACTCGGGATTCTTGCGGTCGAGAGTAGCGACCGGGAGCGTAGCTGCGGCCATGCGCGGCTATTTGGCTGGAGCGGCGCTTTCCTCGACGCACTTGGCCACCGCGGCTTCCACTTCGCTCTTGACGGGCGCCAGGCCTTCGCTTTCTACAGGCGCAAGCGCCTTGGCCGCGAGGCTTTTGACGTTGCCGAGATGCCTGGACGCGGCGTTCGCCGCGACCGGGTCTATCTCGTTCACGTGCTGCCCGAGCAGAAACTGCAGCGCTTCCACAATGATCTTAAATTCGTTCATGCAATAAACTCCGGTCTGTACCCGCCAGCGGGCCTAACTCCGAATTCGGTTTCGACTAAATATCCGAGGGCGTCCGACAGGTGCGTGAGCATCCCGTCCGAGTCCTTGTCGAGCAGCGGCGAGCCTTCCTTCCACACCACCCGCTCAAGATCGCGGATCAGGTTCTTCGCGCGCGGATCGACAAACAGCCGCGATTGACCGAGCGAATTCCGCAGCATGCCGTTGACGGCCGCGACGCGATCGCGCACCGGAGGGTTCGACCGGCTGTACTTGTAACTGGGCGTGTACTCGCGATGCCGCGAGAAGAATTCGCGCACCGCCTGCCAATCCGACTCGGCGCCCGCGCCGGCCGTCTGGCGCGCTGATCCCGATGCGTCGCCGTAGATATTGACCTGGATCGGGAAGCCGCGGAAGAACCGGCTGGCCTTCTGGTGGAATGCCTCGCAGGCCTGCGGGGTACTTGCGTTCCTTAGATACAACTCGTCGAGCACCTGGATTACGCCGCTGCGCCGGCCGCTCAGCATGTCGGCGCGCGAGGTGGTGTCGACCACCTGCGCGATCACCGAGCACATCGGGTCGACGTTGAAATCCAGCGACCAGGCCAGCGACGCGCTCGATTCATATTCGACCTGCTGCATGTTGCGCGCGCGCTCGAAGGCGTAATACGCGTTGCCCGAAAGAACGTTCAGGTACTCGCCCAGCACCTCTTGCTGGTAGAGCTTCTGGTCGTAACTCTCGGCCAGGCGGTCGTAGAGCCCGGTGGCGTCCGTGTACGGATTCTCCCGCGGCGAGGCCAGGAAGGCCTTGTATTGGCTGCCGGGCTTAGCGATGAAGGCCTCATACACCGCATCGAAGCCCTTGGGAGTCCATGCCGCGAATCCGCACAGCCGGTTGGCCTTGGGATGACGGAGGCGCGCCTCTAGCCGCGACCAGGCCGCAGGCTTGCAGTAAGTCAGCTCGTCGACACCGAACCAGGCCAGGTTCGGACCTCGCAGCCGTTCGTAATTGTCGAGCGACCTGAAGATGATCTCCGAACCCGGATCGAGGAGGGTAATCCGGTTCTCGTTCTTGTTGAAGCTGTACGGTATTTCCTCGAGTTCGAGGATTTCTAAAAACGTCCGCCGCGTGGCGTCGCGCAGCAACGGGTATGTAGGCGCGCCGATCAGACCGAGCAGCCCGCGGTTCCAGAAGTAGGCCAGATTCAGCGCTTCATACGCGAAAGCGTATGACTTGCCCGAACCGACCGGACCCGAAAAGCCTTTGTAGGTGTGGACGTAGTCGTAATGAAACAGGCTCGCCGTTGGCAGCGGCTTATAGAGCCACTCGCGGTCCACCGATCAAAACGTCCAGTAAGTCACCTTGCAGGTGTCGCCGGTGGTGCCCCAGACCCACAGGTCGCTCGCATCGTAGTTGTGATCCGAGCCCTGCGCGTCGACAGTGAGGCGGTCGTTCACCACGGTGTTTGCTCCCGGCTTCGCCAGGTCCGTGATGCAGCCGGCCGATCCGGTCTGGGTGAGCGACGAGTTGCCGACGAACATATTCGCGGTGTTGCCGCGCACCGGCTCGATGATGATCTTTTTTACGTAACTGCCCGCCGGCGCGACTTGCGTCGCGGCGGCGCCGAAGGTGACGAGTGTTACCGAGAGAGCCATGTTTGAAATCCTTAGCCGAGGTGCATCGCGCTGTTGACGTGCAAGGCTATCTCGGCCAGCAGCGCGATCGCGGCGCCGAGCGTAGCCAGGATGAGCTTGTCGATCTTCTTGGCCAGCTTGTCCACGTCGCTTTGCGTGCGGGCGTGCGACTGCTCAAGCAAGCTAACGCGGGTTGGGATGCTCTGGGCTATCGTCGCTTCCATTCGCCTTGTCCTTTCCGTCGGTGATCTGCCGCGCGCGGTCTTCCAACACCACCCGCATGAACTCGGGCATGATCGCCTTGGGCGCTAGGACCGACGTTCGGTCCTTCTTGTCGCGAGGGGGACCAAGCACCGCCTCGTCGAGCGTTTCGCGGTAAGCGTCGCCCAGGCGCGCCAGACCGGAAGCTTTCATGCCCTTGATCTTGGTGGTGACGGTAACTACCTTCAGCTCGCCGTTGGTTCCGACGGTTACTTCCTTGTCCTCTTTGCGCTCAATGTCGGTGGCCGGTATCGCGTTGTGTTTCTCGATCGCGGCGCGAAACCAGTCGGCCAGCTCCTCAACTCGATCCTGATGGCGGAATTCGTACTCGGCGCGCCGCGCGGCTAATTCGAGAAAGCGCTTCTCGCGCGCCTGGCGGACGAGATCATTGAGGTGCTCGTCGTAACGGGCAGCGCGGTCGGGCCAGGCGTACCTGCTCGACCATTTATTCCAGTGCCCGGGAGCCGATCCTCGCTTGCGTTTGCGATGCGCTCGCCAGGCGGCGTCGAGCGACCGGCTTTCGCCGAGGTCGCGGTAAATCGTAAATGCGGCAAAGGCCTTCGGACTCTCGTCACGCCGGCGTTCGCTCCAGGTTGCCATGGGCGGGTTAGTACTAGAGCCCTTTTGTCGGGGACAGAAAGCGCTTGCTTCCCGCCCGGACTGACGCTAAGCTGTGTCCGTAAGCAGATAGCAGCCACCCCCGATGAGGGTGGCAAGAAAGAAGGACTCGACAATGTCCGATTCAATCGCAGATCAATTGGCCGCAGCCGTGGCCGCCCGCAAAGATTCCCTGAAGGCGCTCCGCCTTCGCCTGGCCGAAATCCTCGCACCGATACCTGTAGGGACCAAACTGAGCGATGCTCGTCCCTGCGAAGCGCCCGATGGAATGCGCGACGGAACCGAGCCGCACACCGTCGCCGGACCTTACCACACCAAGAATTGCGCGTGCGGCGGAACTGGCGAGCTTGGCGGCCTCATCCTCAAGGTCGTGCGCGTCTGCAGCGGCGCGAGCCAGTGGAGTAATCGCACCTGGGAGGTCACGATCAAAGGCATCGGCTACCTAAGCGCAGACAACAAGGTTGTGGCCGAGGATCTCGACGGCACCTACTGTGACGGCTCCAACATGCACCATCGCACAAGCGAGCCTACCTGCCTCTGGGATAGCAAGGGCTACATGGGCGATCACGTCGGCGACGCTCTCTCGTACTTGTCCGGCAAAGAGACTCGCGCGCTCGCCACTCGGCTGCCGGCGGCGATTGCGGCCTACATGCGCGATTGCGAGGCTGAGCGCGCAGCGAACGAGAGGACGGCGGTATGAAGAGCGGATACATCCTCACAGCCGACGGCCCCGAAAGAGCGAGCTGCGCTGATCTTCCCGAGATTCGCCCCACGCGCTTCCACCAGCTCGGCGGCCAAGACATTAAAGTGTGGGGCACGCGTTACACGGTGGAGGCTGATACGCTCGCCGCGATCGACTACGCAATCGAGCGCCTCGGTTTGGAAGTAGACACGATTCAACTTCCGAACGAGATGCTGGATCAATCCGAATACGCGGCCTTCAAAGCGCGCGGCGGACGCGGATAGTCTAGCCTGCCAGCTTTCCTTCGACGCCCAGCTTCTGCATTCGCTCCAGAATTACCGCGCAGTATTTCGGCTCGATCTCGATGCTGTAGCAGATCCGGCTCGATTCGTGGGCCGCGACCATCGTCGAACCCGAGCCGGCGAATGGCTCAAAACCGATGTTGCCAACCTGGCTGGATTGCTCCAGGCAGTACCGGATCAGATCGACCGGCTTCATGGTCGGATGGTTCTCCGATCGCGAAGGCCGATGGAAATTCAACAGCGTGGTCTTGTTGCGCTCGCCGAACCAGGGCCGATCGTCGAACATCGATCCTGGCCACACGCGGCCGGTCCCGTTCTTTTTCCAGCCGTAGAGAATCGGCTCGTGCTGGAACTGGTAATCGCAGTGCCCTAGCACCATCGCGTTCTTCACCCAGATCAGCGTCTGATGGTGGTTCCACCCGACACTGTTAATTGCGCCCAGGAACGCAGGCGCGCCTCGGTCGGCGTGTGCGATATAAAACGGAGCGCCGGGCAGCAAGACCGCGTCGGCGTTCTTGAACGTCGCCCGCAGCAGCGCATCGAGGTCGTCGCCGTCGTCGTTCTGAATGGTCAGTGCGTCCTTGGTCTTGCCGACGTATTTCACGCCATACGGCGGGTCGGTCCACATCCAGTGGGCTTCCTGGCCGTTCATCACGCGGTTGACGATCCGCGCCTCGGTGGCGTCGCCGCAAAACAGTCGGTGCGGACCGATCTCCCACAATTGCCCGGGCGCCACGCGCCACTTGCCGAGCAGCTCCTCGGCTTTATCGGGCTCCGGTTCTTCCTTCTCTGGCTCCGGATTCGCGCTGACGCTCGCGCGGAGGATCGCGTCGCCCGCCTCCTGGCAGATGGCGTCGAACGACGCCTGGTCGTACCCGGTGCCTTCGAATCCGCCAGTGTCGGCTTTAACCGATCCCAGCAGTTCGGCCAGGGCCTGGGGATCGTAGCCCGCCAGGTCCGAGGTCCGATTGTCGGCCGCCAGGATACGGAGGGCCGCCTGGTCGTCGACGTCTACCCAAATTACCGGCAGCGTTGCTATTCCTGCCGCCTGTGCGCGCTCCCAGCGATGCCGGCCAGCCAATATGAGGGAGGTCGACCTCTGCGCCACCACGGCCCCGTAAAAGCCGTTTTGGGCGATGCTGGCGTCTATCGCCTCGGCCGCGCCCTTGCGCGGGTTCTTCGGATGCGGCTTTAGGTCCGCTACCGGTACGAGCTCGTAGCGCTGCTCGACGACGGCCGGCTTCGGGGCTTTTTTCTCCATCCGGCTAACAGCCTGCGCAGCCTGCCCAAGAGGAGCTGCTCCTCGATGTCGAGCGAGTCGCCGTCCTTGAAATCCATCGGATTGGCGGGATAGTCTTCCATGCGCGCGCCTCCATCATCAGTAGCCTGCCTGCTCCATCGCTTTTGACCATTCGCGGAACGCCTGGCGCACGTTTTTAATGCGCTCTATATCTTTCGCGTCGAGGGCGTCGAGGTGCCCCGGCTGATTCGGTCCACCGTGCGTCTGCCCGTATTCGTTCATGGCGGCAACCAGCAGCGGCCACAGGATCGAATCCGCGCGGCGGTGCGCTTCGCGGTCGATGACGGCGCCGCTCACGAGCCAGCTAACCCAACCAGCCAGAAACAACACTGCCGTCGCCAGGCGAAAGCGTTTATTCAAACTGTCGAACCTCTTCACTTTCCGAGCGGGCTCGGGTAGAGCAGGTGCGCGACGGCGATCATGGCGCCGGCTAGGGCCGCCGTGGCGGCATGGTTGAAATCTCCGGCGGCGACGCGCTCGGCTCCTGCGGCCATGGCCGCGCCGATGCCGGCGGCGACGATGCTGTGGAGAAGCGTTTTGTTCACGCGGTCACCGTCAAATCGATGTCGTTCGAGAAACTGATTTCCTCGCGTAGCGGGTAGGCCAAGACGATGCAACCATGCGAGGCCTCTCCGGGATGGGCGAGCGAATCGCCGTGGATGAAGAACCCCGAGCGCCCGAAGGTTTCCGTTCCAGCTTTCGGATACAGCGGCATCACGTGCGGCCCGAGATCGGAGGAGTTCTCGGCCGGTCCGATGGTCCACGCGCCCTGCGGGATCGGGCCTTGGCCTTGGACGAGCTGGTCGGCCGGCACGTTCTTGTCGGCGCCGAGCCCGGAGTAGCCGGTGCCGAATAGCTTACCGTCGCGGGCGAGCTGGCCGGTGGATTGGGAGTAGGTCCACATCAGGCTGCCGCCCGCTTCGGATACCCAGCGCGGAGGTGCCAGAGTACTTCGTCGACGAAAAGCGAGCGTGCCGGATCGTCGCCCCGCGAATAGTCGATCCTGATTTTTCGATTCTCGACCTGCCGTCCCTCGCCCGCAATAAAGCGCCGGCCCTCAGGCCCCGATCCCGCAGATTCGAGTTCCCACTGCACTCTCATGTGGATCACTATGAGTGCTGGTGGCAGATGCCGCGGATCTTCAGATTCGCGACGGTGCTGGCGGAATTCGTGACGTAGATGGCCGTCACGTTGCCGGCGAAAGGGATGGCTCCCGAGCCGTCGGTTTGGAGCGTCCAGGTTTTCACCTGGCCGGCCGCTACGGCGATGGTGTCCTGTGGCGAGCTGCCCGAGGGATTGTTCGTGTAGAGAGTGACCGCCTGGTCGCACGAAATACAAACCGATTTCAGGTGCGCCACCGTGATGGCGACGTAGATCTCGACGTTCGTGCCCGAGGCCGCGATCTGTCCATCGAAGGCCGGGAGTTCGGAATCGTCGGTGATCGATTCCGAATAGCTGATCGCTTTGTTCGAAATGTCGGTGTAGGAGACCTGCCGGGTGTGTGAGAAGCTCATTTCAGTTTCCGCTTGCGCTGGTGAACCAGGCCGACGAGCCGAAGGGCGTGGAGCCGGTATGGTATACCATTGCCCCGCGCGGGTCCTGCGCGTACTGCTCGCCGTTTTTCAAGATCGCGCCGCACGCGGGCACCGCGGCGTAGTAGCCGGCGCCGAGCGCAATGCCGACGCAGCTCGTGGGCAGCGCCGCTGGCGCGGTCACCACGGGAACCGGCGGATTGAAGGGCGGATAGTCGCCCCAGCTCGTGACGCCCAAATCGCCGATATTCAACGACACCTTGATCGAGCCTGCGGGCGGGGAATTCGGATTGTAGGTGATCGCGCCTGGAACGCCCAGGCCGGGCGCTATGGTGACGGGCGTTTGCAGCAGCGCCGGAATCCACGTCCAGCCGTATTGCTGGCGCATCTGCATCGTCAGGAACGGGTCCCAGCCATTGATGTCGATCAGCCCGTCTATCGGGTAACCGGTGGTCGCGAGCTGGATGGCTACCGAGGTGCGGCCGGAGGACGTGGGCGACCCAACATCGACCGGGAGCTGAGCCAAAGCCGCAACTACCGGCGGCTGGTGCGCCCAATAGATCGGATCGAAGTTCGACTCGGTTGCGGCGACGGGGGCGGCACTCGAGGAGGGCGCGGCAGCGACCGACTGCGAGAAGGCGCTGCCGCCTGGCAGAAGTAAGGCGAGGAGGAAGAGGAGGGCTGTTTTCATGGTTGAAGATCTGGATCGAAAAAGGGAGCTATGCAGCCGGTCCAAACGGCGCGAAAACTCTTCGCCGTCGAATTAGGCAGATCCTTCAGAGCCCAGCAGTTCTGAGGATTGGTCGGCGTCTCGTAGTCGTAGGAATAGTTGGTCGGCTGTGGCTCGGAAGGCTTGTAGCCGGCCGCTTCGTCGGCCGAGGTGACGGCGCGCCAGGGAATCGCCCCATGCCAGTGCAGCTCACGGACGCAGTTCTTGGGGCCAATCGGCTTGATCAGACCCTCGCGGATGCGCGCCAGCACCAGCTCCTCGGTCATGAAGCAGATGCCGCCGGTGCGGGGATCGATAACGGTGATAAGTTCGCCGTGCGTGGCGAGGTGCTTTAGATACACTTCGGGCGTCGAAGCAGCAGCGGGGAATTTCTCCGGGGCTTATACGCGGGCCGGTGTCTTTCAACACTGGGCTGTAGCGACGCCAGCGCCTTCCCTACAGGCGCCACCGGGGAAGCCGGTGCGATGTGCTCACAACAATACTGTGCAGTCAGGAGGGCAAAAGGAATACTCGAAGGAATGAAGTCGTTGCGGAAGCGGCTAATAATACTCTGGCGCGACGCCGGTCTCGCTCGGGTGCGGCAGCTCGGGTCCGAAGCATGCCGGGCCGTCCCAGCAGCGGCAGCGGGCGCGCGAGCACGAGCGCTTGCAGGTGTTGTGCGGCTCCTTCGTGTCCGCATGCTGGATGATCTCGCAGTTGTCGGGGATCTTCGCTAGACAGGCGTCGATGGCGCTCCGCGAGCCTAGAGCGTAGCAGTGCTGCCGACCTTCCTCTTCCACCCGCACCACCATGCGCGGGCAATGACACTGGTGATAGGAGCCGATCTTGCAGGCCCAGCGCTCGTCCGGATCGGCGGCGGGAGCTTTGGGCTTTTGGGCCAGCGCGGCGAGCGCGATCGCGGCGAGAAGGAGAAGGCGCCTCATGAAGGATCGATCTGAGACTTCAGCGCGCCTGCTCGGATGAACCTACTGTGTCCAGACCACGCTTGAGCGGCGTCTCCGCAACTGCGCTCGGCTGGATTACCAGGACACCGTTCGGTGGCTACCCGGATAAAACACCAGTAGACGACAGCCCTCGGCAGGTGCCACGCGAGCCACATGAGAAACGCCTCGGTGCGGTGCTCGCGGTTCACGGCTGCCCCGCCTTCGTCGCCGGCGCGGGCACGGTCGGCGTCTTGCCAAAGCTCCGCGAGAGAAACACGAACGGATAGCCCTTCCATCCGGAGCTGATCTTGTCGCCCGAGAAGCCCACGCCCACATTCCAGTTGCCGACCGCGGTTTCGATGCCGGCCGCGTACTGCTGGGCGAAGCCGGCGCTCGTGCCGATGGCTGTGACTGTGGCAGCGTTCAAGCCAGGCGCCGCCGGCGTCACGATCTTGGTTTTCAGAAGCGTCTCGATGGCCGCGCCGTAGCCGACGATGGTGAACGGCGTGAGCTTCCGGGTTTTTACCGTCATGGACGGTAAATTCGACTTGACCCCGATCACCAGGGTGGTGGCCTGGTGGATGGTCGATCCGGTTTGTAACCCGAGCTCGCCGAAGATCTCCTGATTGCCGCCCACCGGCACGGCGACGCCCAGGCCTCCGAGCAGGCTGTTGCCCGTGGAAGCTCCGGCTTCGCTGAACCAGGACGCCTGGCTAATCGAGGACGTTTGCGCGCGCGCGGCTGTCCATGAACATAGACAGAGGAGCGCGGCTGTCAATGATGCTGTCCGCGCTCGGCCGTGCCGTTTCATAAGTATACGTATCAAGCGGCCGCCTTCTTGTCACTGCTGTTGTCTTCCGCAAGTGGCACGATCATGCGGCCGCCTTTCTTGCTTTCGGTTGTGCGGCGCCGATGCGCTCGCGCGCCATGCAGTAAGAGCGGGCTGGTGACGCAACAGTGAACGGAGCCGGCGTCGAGGGTCCGCAGGACGCGCAGTGCGTCGCCGTGGATGATCACGCGACCTCCTTCTTCAGCAGCTCCACTTTCCCGCGCCGCTGCTTGGCCAGGAACTCGGCCGACGCCAGGTTGGAGCAGAAGGCGAAGCTCGCGTCCTGCTCGCTATAGACTAATTCTTTGCCGCCCACCAGCGTCAGCCCGAGGCGGCGTCCAATCACCCGGTAGGGATGCACTTTCAGATCGATGTGAGGCTCCGGCATTTACGCGGCCTCCCATTCCTTTTCGCGCGGCACTTTCGCGTCGCAGACGCCGACGGCCGCAGCCTGCCAGCGGAACGCGTGCTCTTCCACCATGCGGGCCCAGAAGCCGCGGATCGCGTCGAGCTTCAGCGGATGCTCAAAGCCCGGGTGCGGCCAGAATTCGGTTTCGATGCCGGTGACGCAGATCCGGAAATCGTTCGCGATGAGCTCGCCTACTTCCGCGTGCCACTTCCGGCCACCGTAGGCGGTGCCGGCCTCCGGACGCATCTTCATGTACTCGCGGTCGAATTCGGTGACGGCGTGGTCCTCGATGCGCCGGAGGGCTTCGATCGCCCATTGGACGACGTGGCCGTACTCGTGCGCGACCAGGTAGCGCGTCATTGCTGGGTGTATCGGGATGCGTTTACCGGACAGCACGATCCAGGGCGTGAACTTTGTGCGCGGCGCGCGGTCGTCCCAATCGAAGGCGCGGTCGCTGTGGCCGCTGGTCCGGCTCACGGCCTCGTGGTGAAGCAGATAGTACGTGGGCGGCGTGACGATCGGAAAGGCAGCCTCCACCTGGTCGGCCGTCTCCTGCACCAGCTTGCGATCGTGCGCGTAGCAGGGGAAAGGATCCACCTTCACGTTGCGGTAGTGGGCGGGCGGTCCCACCTGAAACTGCGGCGTGCCATCGAAGGGCCAGCCCAGGTCTTCGGTCTTCAACTCGATCACGCGCAGGGTAGTCATGTTCTCTTTCATCCGGCGATGGGCAGGAGTTCGTCGGGCGGCGACAACAGCTTCAGCCTGCGGTAGCCCCTCTGGAGCTTCGTCCGTGCGAGCTGCATCCGGGCTTTGAGCTGCATCGCCGTGAGCTTAAGCTCGCGCTGGATTTGAGCCGCGGGCTGGCCGCGAAAATAGAACCGCAGCACGATCTCGCGATGCTCCGGATCGAGTTCGCCGAGCAGCGACTGGAAGATGCCGGCCATTTGCGCCGCTTGCTCGCGATCGATAAGCTCGGCCTCGGGGCTAGAGCCATCGCCCGACGCCGCGGTCTTGTCGCGCTTCGGCAGCGGGATTACCTTGCCCATCAGGCGCGACTGCGTTTCTGCCGCGCGCGATCTCAGGTTGCGCGCTACACCGCGCGCGAAGGAAAGCAGCGCGTTCGAATCTTCGATCCGATCTTCTTCGATGGCCTGGATGACAAGCAGCGTGAGTTCCTGCAGCAGGTCTTCGCCCGCGTCCTGGCCAACGCGGTAAACCAGGTAGCGCAGGAAATTGGCGCGCAGCAGACGGTGCAGTTGCGCGTAGGCCTGGACCAGCGGCCCGGTGTCGCGCGCGGCGGCTACCTGGCGGCCCTGCCGGATGGCTTCCGCTATTTCGCGCTCGGTCACAGCTCCAGACGTTCCTGGATGTCGGCCAACACCGTTGAGATCTGGGACGCCATTTCGACCGCCTCCCCGATCTGCGCGCCGATCTGGCTCTGCCTTATTAGCGGGGCACCGACCTTGCCCTCGGGGTTCGACGGCGTGCACACGGGCAGCAATCGCTCGCGCAGAGTAAAGGCATGCTTCAAAAGGCTGTCGAGCCGCTCGCGGAGCGTTTCGATTACGGCCGGGATTTCGCGCTCCGGCCTCTCTTGCACCTTCCACGGGCGTTCATCTCGTGCTGCTAGTTCGCTCATGATGCCTTCCTTTTCCAACTTTCGCGGTAGGTATTGTTTCGGGGTTGCTAGTTCGCTCATGATGCCTTCCTTTTCCAACTTTCGCGGTAGGTATTGTTTCGGGGCTTAGCCTCGTTGGTTTTTCGATCACGCCGCGCTGCCTCCGTCGCTCGGGAAGCTGCCGGCAAAGAGGATCGCGGCCGCCAGACAACACAGCAACGCCGGGCCGCTATAGCCGGGCGTCGGCTTCTCGACCAGACCCAGGTAGAAGGCCGCGCCGATGAAGAGCAGGCCGCCCGTGATGAGGACACCCCTGGTCATGCGCGTCATTGCTTCGTGTCGCTCGCCGGCTGCATCGGCCCCAGGTTCGCGGCCAGCACCAGGTCGAGGAGCTTGGGATGGATCTCGGCCCACGTGTAAAGCTCGGCCTTCTGGACGACGAGCTCGTAGGGCTTGCCCACAATCATCACGACGCCCGGCACGACCGCGGCTTCCGTGAATAGCTTGGTCTGCGCGGTCTCGTGACGATGCACCGTTTCCTGCGCGCAGTCGGTCAGATCCGCGCGCGAGAAATACACGCGCACGCTCGCCGACATGTCGAGGTAACCCACCGGGAGCGTCTGGTTTCCGGGCGTCGCGAAGCTGTTTTCCGAGCTGTTCATATACGGGCGGGTTTATACCTTGATGCGTACCACCAGGACCAGCAGCAGCGCCCACGCGGCGAGCACCAGGACCAGCAGCACCAACCGGAGTGCGTCTTCGAACGTCACGCGGCTTTCTCCTCGGCCTCGGGCAGCGCCACGGCTTTCACCGGCCGCGAGCCGGTGCGCGCGGTGAGGACCACGTCTTTCTGTTTCTCGCCCGGCAGCAGCGCGTCGATGATCTTCATGGGGATCGTGCAGTGCAGCAGGAAGACGGCCTGGCTAAGAGCCTTGAACAGCTTCGCCATGGACGTTACCTTGCGCTCGTTGTCGCGCGGGCCGATCTGCACCTCGTACTTCGCGCCCAGGATCTTGAAGCCGTCGCCGGCGGCTGCGTCGTCATAGAGCGCCTGGATCTCGTGCCGGCAGGCCTCGTGAGCTTTGGCGGTCGGCTTGAAGCGCTGCACCTCCGCATCGAGCGCGCCGAATTTGTCGGCCAGGTCGCGGCGATGCGCCTGGGCCAGGGCCAAGGAGGCCAGGGCCGGGGATTCGGGAGTACCCCGGCGCTGTTCAGGCGCCGGGGCTGGCTGTCCACCAACAACTACTTTGCTGCTCACTACACCTGCTTAACGGAGCGAGCGGGCGAAAGCGCAATAGCTGGGGCGCCGGTTTGTTTCCGCCGCTCCGATGAACTAGGGGGACTCGCGAGCGTCCCTTTGTACGTTTAAACGCACCGCACGGCCTTGCCAATGCGTCCCCAGCACCACTACGCCGCCAGGCGCTCCAGCGCCGTCTGCCTTAGCTTCCGTACGCGGCTGCCGCTCACGCCCAGCTCCCGCGCGATCGCCCCGGAGCCGGCGCCTTCCACCGCCAAGCGAAAGACCTCGCGCTCGCGCTCCGTCAAAGTTGCAGCGTTTCGCTGCAAGTGTCGCGCCCGCTCGCCGCGCATCGCGAGCTGCTCGGGGTTGGCTTCCTCCGCAATTACATCCGGCGGCATGGCGGATCTCCGGCTCTCGCCCGCTTCCCTGATCAGGTCGAGCATCGCGCCGCGCACGCGCTGCCAGGTCCAGAAGCGGCCTTGATCGAGAATTCGGATCATGGCGAGTACTCCGGCGGCCACCAGATCGTCGGTATCGATGGAGGGCGGGAGGCGCGTTCGAAACTGCCGCGCGATTAACTGAATTCGCGGTAAATGCTTCTCAATTAGCGAGTTGCGGTCCGCGCGATTCAAGGTATCCTCGTTGTAGCGTCCACAGAGTTGATGCGATTGGTTCATTTTGCGGGGAAAGGCCCCGCGAATGCAAGGGCTCGTTGCGCTACTTTGAAGTCCTCGTCGATATCGTAAAGCGGCAGCTCCCCTGGCGAATTACCCGGCTGCGGGAGCAGCACGGCCTGAGCCAGCAGAAACTAGCGACCGCCACCGGACTATCGCCCGCGACGATCAGCCTGCTCGAACGCGGCCGGTTCCAGGGGTTACGATTCCAGACGGTTCTCACCTTAGCCGGGATCTTCGAGGTGTCGCTCGACTACATGGCGGGCGTCGATCACGCGGGGCTGGTACGCGCTATCTCGATCCGCCAGGTGCCCTGCGCCGAGTGTGGGAAACTCGAGGGCCATTCGGTGGCGACCTGCGCGCTCGAAATGTTCGAGCGCGGCCGAAGCCACGCTTACATCGCGGGGCGCCACGAGCTCACCGTGGCTACCGTCGAGTTCATGCTGAGGGAGGAGATCCGGGTGCTGCGGGAGCGGAGGCGCGGCGGTCCACGTATATAATTCCCTTAACTTGTGGGTTCCACGTCCGCGAGCCGTTTATCTAGCGGGCGCAGGCGCTCGTCGGTATCGATGACCCAGCCGAGCGCGATGAGGGCGCCGACGTTCAACCAGTAAATTGGGGAATTATATACGTGGGCATAGTGCCTCACGATGCGCGCCTTCCGCTCGGCTTCGATTTCGGCGAGCGTGCGGCCGGTGCGCTGGTCCATCGCGCGCTGATCGATCGAGTCGCTCATCCGAAGATTCCTCGGAGTCCCCTGGTGGGCCGCGCGTTCCGCCGGGGATCGCTCTCGCGCTGCGCGATGGCGGCCGCCGAGCACAGCCCCTCGCCGGGTTTCATGGCGAGCAACATGCGCCCGGCTTCTACCGAGAGAAAGCCCATGCAGTCCCGGCACAGGATCGCGCCCAAGTCCTTCTTGCCGGTACAGAAACAGATGGTCGATTCGAGGTGATTGTAGTCGAGCTGGAGATTCTCTTCCAGGTACGGCGAGGGCTTGGAGGTGGGGCTGAAGGGCATTTCAGTTCACCCCCATGCGCACCACGACGCACTTGTCGGCCGCGTGATAGTACGAAACGAAATAGAAGCGCCAGGGGCACAACGGGCCGAGCCAGCAAGGGCAGAAGCCGACGGCGCGGAGCAGGAGAGCTACGGCCATGGAGCTCCCTTCTTTT